AACATGGGCTATGACCTGCTTTCGCCTGACCCGGACGAGTGGCGGCGGGCCTTGCTTTACATCCAGAACCATGAACCGTACTGGCTGACCGTCAACGGCAAGCCGATTGCGAAGTTCAAGCAATCATGGGTCTGAAAGTCTCCGTTATCGGGCTGTCAGAGGCCACGCGCTATCAGTTCCCGCGTGATGCGCAGGTCTGGTGCCTCGCTTGGGATCGTGAACTGCGCTATGTGGCGGATCGTGTCTTTGAGATGCACGACGCGCAAGACCTGGCGCAGACCTACGGCAAGGGGCTGGATCGCTACATGCGCGAGATTGGCGACTGCCGCAACCTGATGACGCCTGGTAACTATCCCTTCGATGGGGTGGCGACTATCACTGGTGACTATTGGTGTTCCTCCATCGCTTACATGCTCGCTCTGGCGATCTACGAAGGGGCGGAGGAAATCGGCATCTATGGCGTCGAGATGAGCGACGACTACGGCTATCAGCGGGAAAACACCGCGTACTTGATCGGCCTTGCAAGGGGACGAGGGATCAAGGTTCACATCCCAGCTGGTGCTCCCTTGCTTCAGTACCTTGACCCGCCCGACCGTGAATACCTCGGGCGCTACGGAAAGACCGCGTAATGGCACTAGGCGACACCTATTCACAGTTGAAAGCGGATGTTGCCTCATGGCTCAACCGTGACGACCTGTCGGCCAATGTGCCAGACATGATTACGTTGGGCGAAAACCGAGCGTATCGGGAGCTTCGGCTGCGCTGCATGGAGGCGGCGCTATCCAGCACGATCTCTAGCGGGACGATCAGCGTTCCTGAGAGGTACGTCGCTCTGAAGTACGCCTATGTGAACGCAACCCCGGTGCGCAAGCTAGAGCGCAAAGACGCGGAGTGGATCTACCAAACCTATCCAACCCGGTCGGCTGACGGTACACCCAAGTACATCGCCCGAGAAGCCGATAGCTTCATCTTCGGCCCGTATCCCGATTCGGCCTACACGGTCAAGGGCATCTATTACCGGCGGCTTCCGGCTTTGTCCGACAGCAACACCACGAACTGGTTCACAGAGAACGCGCCGGAGTTGCTGCTGTTCGCTGCGCTGGCTGAGGCCAAGGCGTTCATTGAGGACAACGAACGTGTGTCGCTCTGGAATCAGAAATACATGGATGTCCGCGACCGGCTCATGCGCCAGGAAGAGGACGAGGAATTTAGCGGCTCCCCGCTCGCTATGACCAACAGGTGAACGCATGACCGTAGAGAGCGCAACGAGCATCAACGACCTGAACACTTCGTATCCCGCGAACAGCGATGCGAAGTCCGAAGGCGCTGCCCATATCCGCCTGCTGAAAACGCTCATCAAGGCTGAGCGCGGCATCGTTTTCGCCAGCAAGTCAACCGACTACACGTTTGTCCTGGCTGACGCGAATAACGGGTTTCTCCACCCCGCTGCGGACACGACCGGGCGGACATGGACCATCCCCGCGAATAGCTCCGTTGCCTACCCGGTGGGGACGGTGCTGACGTTCATCAACGAAAACGCGGCTGGCTCTCTGACCATCGCCATCACCAGCGACACGCTGCGCCTGGGCGGCAGTTCCTCGACCGGCTCGCGCACCCTGGCAGCTAACGGCATGGCGACCGCGATCAAGATCACTTCGACCGTTTGGTACATCAGCGGGACGGGCCTGACGTGAGCATTCATCAGCGGCTCATCTTCAGCTATCCGACCTCGGCCCCAACGGCGACGGACCCGTATTTTTCGCAGGTCAAGTTGCTGTTGCACATGAACGGCTCCAACGGTTCGAGCACGTTCACCGACTCCAGCAGCATAGGGGCGACCCTCACCGTAGCCGGATCGGCGCAGATCGCCACGGCTCAATCTCAGTTTGGCGGCGCATCGGGCCTGTTCAACGGAACGACCGATTACATCTACACGCCCACGAACGCGAACTATGCGATGGGTACGTCTGACTGGACGGTAGAGGGCTGGAAACGCTCGGCTTCGCTGGGCGCTGTCAATCGCTGCCTGTTCGACAACAGAGAGGGCGGAAACGGTATCGCCATCTACGCATCAACCAGCGGGGCAGGGCAGACCGACCGCCTGATTCTGGCAAACAACCTTGCCGTGATTGCTGGCGACAGCACGACGCCCTTCACGGCTGACACCTGGCAGCATTGGGCTGTCACCCGAGAGGGCAACACCGTGCGCGGCTTCATCGGTGGCACGCTAGTGTGGAGCGTGACCGATGCCCGGGGCTACAGCAACAACACCAACTGCTATATCGGCTCTGTCTACGGCGGCGCTAGCCAGTGGTTTCCGGGTTACATCGACGAGTTCCGACTGACCATCGGCACGGCACGCTACACGGCGAGCTTCACGCCCTCCACCTCTGCATTCCCCGACTCATGAACCGCTACGAAGTCAAAGACTGCGGACAGGGTGTGGTGCATGACGCGATGCCGCACGAACTTCCCCCCGGGGTGTGGTCATCCTGCCAGAACATGCGATTCGCCAAGGGCTTTGCAGAGCGCATCAACGGTATCTATGACCAGTTCACCGCCCCCAGCGTTACCCCGTACTGGCTGCACTACTACGAAACCGCTAGCGCTGGATTTTGGGTACATGCCGGGCTCGCTGCGGTCTACGTGGACGACGGCACGACCAGAACCGATATCAGCGGCGCTGCCTACACGGGCGCGATTGATGACCGCTGGACCGGGGGCGTTCTAGGCGGCGTGCTCGTGATGAACAACGGCATTGAGTCGCCCTTGTACTGGGCTGGAAACACGGCAAACAACCTCGCCACGTTGACCGGCTGGGACGCGAATTGGAAGTGCAAGGCGCTGCGTCCGTTCAAGCAGTTCCTGATTGCGCTTAACGTCACCAAAAGCGGCACGAATTATCGGCACATGGTCAAGTGGTCCGCCGCGGCTGCTGCGGGCACGATCCCGACCAGTTGGGACGCTGCCGACGACACGAAGGAAGCGCGTGAAATCGAGCTAGGTGAAACGTCAGATCCGATTGTTGACGGTTTCCAGCAGGGCGACTCGTTCATTGTCTGCAAAGAGCGCTCCATGTACCGGCTGACCTACATCGGCGGCGAGTTCATCTTTCAGTCTCAACGCATCCAAGCCGATACCGGGATGATGGCTCGCGGATGCTCTGCGCCTACCCCCATGGGCACGATCATCATGGCCGTTGGTGACATCGTGCTATTCGACGGGCAGAGCACGGTGTCTATCTGCGATGGCACGGTGAAGGAATACATCTTCAACAGCATGGACCCGGACAACTACGAACGGTCCTTTGTTGTCAGCAACCCCATCCGCCAGGAAACGCTCATCTGCTTCCCGAGCATCGGGCAATCCGCCTGCGACAAAGCCATGGTGTGGAACTGGCAGACCCGCAAATGGGGAGAACGCGACTTACCCAGCGTGACCTACGGTGCCACCGGCCTGATTGACGACCCGAACGCTACCGCTACATGGGCGGCAGATTCCGAGGCCTGGGAGGACGATGGAAGCGCTTGGTATGCGGAAACGCTCACGGCCAACCAAACCCGCCTGATGCTGTGCAGAACCGCCCCGGCGATCAGTGCGTATGACTTCGGCGGCACGGATGACGGCGCGACGATCAGCAGCTACCTCGAGCGCGTAGCGATGCCGATGGGCGCTGACGGTGTGTATCAGTTGATCGACGTTTGGCCCGTCATCGACGCCCCGGCAGGCACTGAGATTCAAGTCTCCATCGGCGCGAGCATGAACCCGGCGCAAGCCCCGACCATGCGCGATCCGGTGACGTTCACCGTGGGGACTACGAACAAGATCAACACGCGCATCAGCGGGAGATATGCGGCTATCCGCTTTGCCCACTCAGGGCCGGCACAGTGGAAGATCCGCAGTTTCTCGATTGGCGTGCAGTTGCAGGGGATACGGTAATGGCTGGACTGCTGAGCGACGTTCTACCGTGGGTCTACAGCCAGGGCGACCGGGCCAAGCGGTACATGAA